GTAAATGTAATTCCTTACCTCTGGTCTATTCCATTTTTTCATAATAAACTACATCACAATGGATTTATTAATGAAACATTAAATAAACAAAGTTATAAGGCGGATAATAAAAAAGCATTTAATTTATTGACAAGAGAACAAAAACCACATAGAACTCAAATGTTATGTGATTTACATTATTTAGATTTAATCGAAGAAAATAATGTATCTTATGATTTCTTTATACACGAAGGTTATAGTGATACATCACACTACTATCACAATTGGGAAGAGATTGATACATTCGAACCATCAGGCCCTAAGTTTAAAAGATATTGGAAGATACTAAATGACCTAATTGATAAATGTTCTAAAAAAACAATAGATTATGAAAATTTATGGCAAGTTAGAGGTGAGGGTATGGAAACCGATATACCATACAAAGATACATTATTTACAGTAGTATCTGAATCATTTTTTTATGAAAGAGAACGGATTGGGTATGTCTCAGAAAAGGTAATAAAACCAATATTACACAAACATCCATTTATTGTTTTATCAACTACTGGAACTTTAACTTGGTTACACAATATGGGTTTTAAAACGTTTGGAGATACTGGGTATGTTGATGAAAGTTATGATGCTGAAGAAAATCCTCATAAAAGATATAAGATGGTTATGAATGAAATAATAAATTTCTCAAACTTAACCTCAGAACAACAAAATACATTCTTATATCATTGTAGAGATATTATAGAACATAATTACAATCATTTGAAAAACTTTGATATGGATAATTATAATAAAAATCTTTTGTGGCACTTTCAAAAACAAAGAACTAATTTAGATTTTCTATTATGAATTTAGTATTCACCTATATATTTAATGATTTGTTTATAAATTCTTTTGATTTTTCAAAACTATCTTCGTTAGAAAAAACATTAGATACAGAAGAACTTTTCGAAATGGCGGAAAATGAAAATCCTGGTGGTGAGGGTATAGGTACTTGGACTTACAATCCACAAAGAAATAGTAAATCAACTACAAAGCATTTATACTTCTTTGATATATTTGATACTAATAATATTGTAAAAGATGAATACAAAGATGAACCATTGTTTTATCAGATAGATATGTTTAGTGGTAGTGATTTATCTTTTCCTGGTGATGATAGAAATACAACTATTGATTTAATTCCGTATAGAGTTATAGATGCACTTAGAAAAAACAAAAATTTTGTGATTCATATAGATTATTGTTGGGAAGGTATTATTGAAGAACATCCGTTGAGAATGCTGCATACAAAGCTACATCAATATAGAATACCAACAAACAAATGTATATTTTCATTTGCTGGTTATAATCAAAAAGAATGGTATGATTCTTTTTGTGAAAGATATAATATATCTCAAAAAATAAAATTTAATCATAATCATTGGGTTTGGAAAACGAAAGGTGAAGAGTATTGGAATTATAAAGATTGGGGCGAGTTTCATAAAATTCATTTAAATTATAAGATTGAACCAAAAAAATATGATTTCAATTGTTTGAATCGTAGATTAAGAACACATCGTTTGTATATTTTAGCAAAGTTAAATAAATTAAACTTAATAGATAATAATATCGTAACTTATGATTTCACTATAAACGAAAATAAAGACCATTTAAAAGAAATTCCAAAGATAGAAGAAAATGAAGTATTAGATTTTACTGAACTTAAAAAATACATTTTAGATTTACAAATAAATAATGATAAGAAGTTTTATGATTTTGAGGATTTACAAAATCTGTATGGTGTAATGCATGAAGATGCTAGTGTTTATGAAGATTCTATGTTTAGTTTTATATCAGAAACTTCATTTTTAGAAAACGAATTTTATATATCAGAAAAGGTAGTAAAGGCACTTGGGCAAAATCATCCATTTATTGTGTTTGGTAATGTTGGAACTTTAAAAGAGTTAAAAAGAATAGGATTTAAAACATTTGAACCTTTTATAGATGAATCATATGATTTAGAACCAAATATACAAAAAAGAATTGATATGGTGTTTGTAGAAGTTTTAAAGCTTGTAAACAAAACAGAAGAAGAAAAATTAGAGTGGATGAAAAATATAAAACCTATATTGGAAAAAAATTATAAAGTTTTAAGAAACTTATTCTATAATCATAAAAAGCAAATAAAAGATAACGAAACTAATTTAAAAATGTTAGCTTCTAACTATTTAATATAGTATGATAAACTGGATTAAAAAAAAATATAAAGATTGGAAAATGGAGAGGCTCTACAAAAAACGTATTAAAGAGTTGAAAAAGAGAGACCCCTTTATTTACAAAAAATAATTCCCTTTCTTATAATCTTATATTTATATACTGATAAGGTGTATTTATGAGTCAACTAAGCGATTTCTTAGCGGAACAGATTCTTATGGAAGAATCTAAAATCAAAAAGACTGTAGTGGTCTATGTTGGTAGATTCCAACCCATGCACAAAGGACACTTCAAAACTTTCCAACATCTTCAGAAAAAATTTGGAAAAAAAGATGTGTACATAGGTACATCAAATAAAACAGAAAAAGGACGTTCACCTTTTAACTTCAAAGAAAAAGTAAAAATTATGACAACGATGTTTGGAATTCCAAAATCCAAAATCGTACAAGTCAAAAACCCATATAATCCACAAGAAGTTCTTAAACGATTTAACAAAGAAACTACGGCATTTGTAACTGTTGTAGGGCAGAAGGATGCTAGTAGATTATCACACAAATACTTTCAAAAATATGATGGTAATCCAACGGAAGGATATGAAGATAGAGGATACCTTTATGTAGCACCGATGCAGGGTGGTTCAGTAAGTGGTACTGAAGTTAGACAGGGATTATCAATGGGTTCAGATGACCAAAAAGAAAAGTTCTTCAAAGATAGAGCTTATGGTAAGTTCAACAAAACTATATTCCAAATGGTAACTGATAAACTTAGTGAAGGTTTGTTTGTACCAAAAGAAATTATAGAAGAATATATGATGGAGATATCCACTGGTGGTTTAGGTGGACAGGATGTGGATGATGGACCAAACTTCTTTATCCCAAATTATAAAACATTCAGAAAAGTAGCAGCTGATAGAGCAGCTAAATTAGGATACACCATAGTCAATATGATTGGTGATGAGAAGTTTGAAGATTACTATGAACATCCCGAATATCCCGATGGACCACAAACAGCAGTATCTTATTTCCCAGCAGGTGTGATTGGTACGATGACTCCAAACAACCAAATTGATATCTACTCAAGTGGTGCATATTCTAATTGGTATAAGCATGTTACTCGTAAAGCTGCTATGGTAGGATACGATGTAATCAAAAAGTTAGATGTTAATAAAGATGATAAAGACCAATCAACCGATGATGCTAAAGGAGCTAAAGAATTAGAAAAGGAGTTTGAATCATCACTAACTGAGATGATTAAGTTACCTGTAAAGGTTGGTGATACTATTCTAATGGGTAGATTCAAAAACAAAAAGGTAGTAGTTAAATCAATTGGTAAGGATGAGCATGGGATGCCAACTATCAATGGTAAGAAGGTTGTAACTTTTCGACTGATGAAAGAAGGATTCGAAGTTGAATTACAAGAAAGTTGTGATAGACCAATGAAGGGTGAAACTGAACAACAATTTAGAACGAGATGTTTTGGTATTAATCCATTAGCACAACCACCAAAGGGGTTAATGAGAGTTGGTGAAGATTCTAATCCTAACGCACATCCACAAGGTAAAAATAAACTTACCAATCGTACAACTGTAATGGATATGTTGGATGTTATATCCCATAAAGAATTTAGAAAAGATTACGATAAACTATCAGATTCACAAAAGAAAAAAGTTTTAAAAGTTGCTAAACAACAGAAATTTATTAAAGAAGGAAGAGCGGTAGAACCTGGACAAATCGTTAAAGTAGATTTTAGAGATTTGAATTCAAGGGATATAATGAAAAAGCATGGTGATAAGTATGAAGTACTTGGTTTTTATCAAATGAGAAGTAAAAGACATGTACTTCTAAAATCTATAAAAACTCGCAAAGTGGTGGATGTTAAAGATGCATTCTTTGATGTTGATTTTAATATCTTAAAAGATACACCAAAAAATTGGAAATATCCAAAAACCCTCAAATCCGATATTCAACTTGAATCGTTAGATGAAAGAAGTAAAGGTAAACTAAGACCAGCTGACCTATTAAGAAGAAAAGCAGCTATGGCTGGTAAGAGAGCTCAAATAGCAAGAAGAAGAGCAAGAACAATGAAGAGAAGGAAACCTCTTGCTAAACTAAAAAAGATTGCATACAAAAAAGCATACCTACAAGTTTATGATGAATTTATGAAGGATTTATTTCCTGGTATAAAGAAAAAAGATTTATCAATCCAACAAGCAAAGATAGTTCATAAGAATGTATTAAGAAAAAAGAAAAGAGTTCAGAAGAGAGCAAGATTCAGATTCCTTCCAGCTTTGAGAGCAAAAGAAGCAGATAAGTTTGATGGTAAAGAAGCAGCAAGAATTCCAAGAAAAAAAGGACAACATAGAAACTCATCTTCACATTCTGATTTATATACTGATGAGAATCCAAAAGGTACAATCAAAGGATTGAAATTCGCAACAGTTGATGATGCTAAAAAATCTGTAAGTAAGATTAAGAGTAGTGGTAAATCTCATGCACACAAAATCCAAGCTGCGGTAGCTATGGAACAAAGAGCCAAAGAGATGGGTAAGAAATCACAAGCTGCAGTTTATAGAGCATACATCAATAAGATGAAAAAGAAAACCAAAGCTAAGAATGAAACTTTGGGTTATCCTTCTAAAGAGGATATGAAAAAAATAAATCAACGATTAGATAATCAAAGAAAAAATACTGATTCAAATAAAGAGTATCAATATCATACGATAAAAGAAAATATAAATGAATCAAAACTTTTAATGGAAGGTGGTGCATACGGACATATGAACCATCCATTTGATTCAGATGTAAACCTTACATTTGGACAATTAAAAGATATTGTGAATAGAGCGTTAGATGGAACGTTAGAAAACACAAGAGAAAAAACTGATGGACAGGCATTGGCTATTAGTTGGAGAGATAACCGATTGGTTGCTGCTCGTAATAAAGGACACCTTAAAAATAAAGGAGAGAATGCCTTAGATATAAAGGGAGTATCGGACAAGTTTCAAGGAAGAGGAGGACTGAGCGATGCATACAACTTTGCGATGAGAGATTTATCTAAGGCTATTTCCTCCTTATCAGAAAAACAAAGAGAAAAGGTTTTCAAAGGTGGAGCTTGTTTTATGAACTTAGAGGTAATTTATCCAACATCTGTTAATGTAGTACCTTATGGACAAGCACTTTTAGTATTTCACGGAACAATGGAGTATGATGAAGAGGGTGTAGCTATTGGTGAGAATCAAGGAGCTGCTAGAGTGCTAGCTGGTATGATTAAACAAGTCAATCAAAATGTTCAATCATCATATACAATAGAAGGACCGCCGGTTGTTAAATTACCGAAATCGCAAGACCTTTCTAAAAAGAAATCTGTATATAGTGGTAAAATAAAAAGATTACAAAAGAAATATAATCTTAAAGATACAGATGGTGTAGCAGAATACCATCAAGCCTTTTGGGAAAACTATGTAGATAAAAAATCACCTACTACATTAGATAACAAAACCAAAATGGGATTAGTTAAAAGATGGGCTTTCTTTGATAAGAAGTTTAGATTAGATTCTAAAAACATTTCCGATTCAAAAACATTAGATTGGGCAAAGAAAACCGATAAAGAAAAACATAGTAAAATAGCTAAAGATAATATTAGACCATTTGAAGATATCTTCTTAGGTTTAGGTGCAGAAGTGTTACAATTCGTAAGTTCGGCATTGACTGTAAATCCTGATAAAGCTATTAGAGATATGAAAAAACGTTTAGATAAGACAATCAAAGACGTTAAGAAATCAGGTGATGAAAAGAAAATCCAAAAATTAAAATTAGAACTTCAAAGATTAAATTCTATTGGAGGTGCTAAAAAGATAGTACCAAATGAAGGTATTGTTTTTACATATAACGGAAAAACGTTCAAACTTACAGGAACATTTGCACCTCTAAACCAAATATTAGGTATCTTCTTCTAATAATTACGTTTTTACAATTTAGTGATATTTATATATACATATATAATATGTTAAAATAAGATGGCAAAAGAATTCAAAAGAAAATACATGCATCCAACTCGTAGGAAACTATCCGATATGGTTAGAACGGGTGGTGAATATGATAAAAATTCACAAATTGGATGGACTTCTAAGAAAGAAGATAGAAAAGTTGGTGATGTTTGGGAAGATGAGCATTACAGATATGAAAAGAAAGATGGTTATACCTTAAAGACAGGTAAAAACTCTGAAGTATTTTCAGATATTAGAAAATATTTAGCAGAGCAAAATAAATGTAAAGGTACAGATTGTAAGCATGTTGGTGAATTCGGACCAAACAATAAAAAATTAATTCGTAAAACTGGATTCTGTATTTCTTGTAATAAAGAAATGGAAAGAGAATTAAGAATAAATGGTATTTACGAAGAGTACGAAAAATATAAAATGTTTTCGAATGCTATGGCAGATGGTATTTTAAGATTAGATGCTATAGAGCAAGATATAAAAGATTTGAAACAAACTTACGAACAACTAAATGAGGAAGGTGAGGTTATTGAAACTTATACTCTTCCAAGACCTGTAGAAGAAATGAAAGCAGAAATGCGTGAGTTTGTTGAAAAGAGTAAAATAGAGTTGGAAGATATAAAACAAAAAAGAGAAGAATGCTTCCAACGAATAAAGGAGAAAAATTATGAGCATATTCTTTAGTTTAATACTGAAACGATGGAGAGAATTATTAATTCTACTCTTGATTGGAATCATCCTATTTTTAAGAGGATGTGGTACAAATTATAACGGAGACAAGGAACTTGTTGAAGTTGATGGAGAACAATTCGAATTGTTAGAACAGAAAGTAGATACTGTAGTTGTAGAAAAAGAAGTGTATGTTGAAAAATACATACCAAAATATATTACAAAGGAAGTAATCAAAGAAGTAGAGATACCAATTGATGTAGATACATTAAAAATCATACAAGACTATTTTGCATCTTACAAAGTTGTTGATACTTTACAATTGGCATACGATTTTCCTGATGAAGTTACAGATTCAGCTGGAAACAAACCATCGGGTGATTTAGGATTCGGTATTTTAACCGATGTAATATCACAAAACTCTATACAATCAAGAGAAATCGAATGGGCTTTCAAAATTCCAACTGTTTACAACACAACAATTGTAAAAGAGTTACCAAAAAACGAATGGTACTTAGGATTTGGTGGAGCATTTGATAAACCTAACTTTATAAACAATCTTAGAGGTAGTTTACTACTAAAAACGAAGAAACAAAAAATGTTTAGTTTAGATTTAGGTGTTTCCAATCAAATACAAGACAATCTTACTGGTAATTCTAAATTAGAACCATTTATTGGTGGTTCTATGTATTGGAAATTAGGTAAAAAAGATTAGTGGCTAGTTTAAAAGAAATAATTAAGATTGAATATCAGAAGTGTGCGAAAGACCCGATACACTTTATGAAGAAGTATTGTTATATCCAACATCCTGTTAGAGGAAAGATACCTTTTCACTTATTTCAATTCCAAGAAAGAACTCTTACACAATTTGATGAGAACAGATACAATATAGTTCTCAAATCAAGACAAACTGGTATATCAACTTTGGTAGCTGGGTTTTCTTTGTGGAAAATGTTATTCAATTCAGATTTCAATGTATTAGTTATCGCAACAAAACAAGAGGTAGCTAAGAACTTAGTTACTAAGGTAAGATATATGAATGATAACTTACCATCTTGGTTAAAACAAACTGCTATCGAAGATAACAAACTATCTCTACGATATTCCAATGGTTCTCAGATAAAAGCAACATCAGCCGCTGGTGATGCTGGACGTTCTGAAGCACTATCCTTATTAGTATTTGATGAGGCAGCGTTTATTGATAAGATTGAAGATATATGGGTATCAGCTCAATCTACCTTATCTACTGGTGGTAGTGCAGTTATCCTTTCAACACCAAATGGTGTAGGAAACTTCTTTCATAAGACATGGGTGGGAGCAGAAGAGGAAGAAAATGGATTCAATACAATTAGATTACATTGGAGTGTACACCCAGAAAGAGACCAAAGTTGGAGAGATGAGCAAGAAAAGCTATTAGGACCAAAAGGAGCAGCACAAGAATGTGATTGTGATTTCGTTTCTTCTGGTGATACTGTAATTGACCCTCAACTTCTTATGTTCTATAAAGAAACACATATACAAGAACCGATTGAAAAGACTGGATTCGATGGAAACCTTTGGAAGTGGGAATATCCTGATTACAATAAAAGTTATATGGTTGTAGCGGATGTAGCTAGAGGAGATTCAACAGATTATTCTGCTTGTCACGTCTTTGATGTTGAACAAGCTTCACAAGTAGCTGAGTATAAGGGTAAATTAGATACAAAAGATTTTGGAAACTTCTTAGTTGCATTAGCAACTGAATATAACAACGCATTATTAGTAGTTGAAAACGCAAATATAGGTTGGGCAGTAATCCAACAGGTAATTGATAGAGGATATCCTAACTTATTTTATATGAGTAAGGATTTAAAATATGTAGATGTAGAAAATCAGATGACAAACAAATATCGAAGAGAAGAAAGAGGTATGATAGCTGGTTTTAGTACTACATCTAAGACAAGACCTCTGATTATATCTAAATTAGATGATTATTTCAGAGAAAAATCTTGTATGGTTCGTTCATCACGACTTATAGATGAATTATTTACATTTATATGGAGTGGAAACAGAGCTGAGGCAATGAAAGGTTATAATGATGATTTAACTATGTCATTTGCAATCGGATTGTGGGTCAGAGATACCGCACTTCGATTAAGACAGGAAGGTATTGATTTAACGAAACAAGCTTTGGGTAGTATTGGACAACAAACACATGGACAAGGTGTCTATGGTGGTGGTAGTTCATTAGATAGAAACCCTTGGACACAAAAGGTTGGTGATACCGATGAGGATTTGACTTGGTTAATTAGGTAATAATAAAAAATTATATATTTATAGTGTAAGGAGTTAATTATGGATGATATAACAAAAGCATTATATAGTAATCACTTAAACATTATCAGAAATGAAGCCGAAGAGGTTGAAGAGTATGATGTAGTGAACGAACAAGACATTAAAGAACTTATTGAATATTTAAAACATTACAAACCTGATGTAAATGAAGCAGAATATCAAGGTAGAAAAGTAAAATTGGGTAAACCAATGAGAGGTGATGTTAAAAAATTCAAAGTTTACGTTAAAAACCCAAAAGGAAACGTAGTAAAAGTGAATTTCGGACATGGTGGTTCATCCGCAAAGAAAGCAGGTCAAAAAACTATGCAAATCCAAAAGGATATACCATCAAGAAGAAAAGCATTCAGAGCAAGACACAACTGTGATAATCCTGGCCCAAGACATAAGGCTAGATATTGGAGTTGTAGAGCTTGGTAATAAAGGTTATATAATTAAAGCAAACACAAATGGCAGATACTTCATTTTTCGGTAGATTAAGAAAACTATTCGCTACACAAGCAGTCGTTAGAGTCGATTCTAAAGGTAGAAGAAAAGTTTCTGATGTCGATATGAGACAAAAAACAAACTTATCTCATCTAAGAGACCGATACACAAAATTACAAAAAGGATTTTACGAATCAGCAGGTGCAGCCCAATCAATGGCATACCAACAAGTTCGTAGAGAATTATTCAGAGATTATGATGCGATGGATAATGACCCTATTTTGGCATCAGCATTAGATATATACGCTGATGAATCAACACTAAAGAACGAATATGGTGATATTCTTACAGTTCGTTCATCGAATGAGCAAGTACAACAGATTCTAAACAACTTATTCTATGATGTACTAAATATTGAGTTCAATCTTTGGCCTTGGGTAAGAAATATGTGTAAGTATGGAGATTTCTTCCTTTCATTAGAGATGGCTGAGGGTAAAGGTATTGTAAACGTAACTCCTTTATCCGTTTATAATACAGAAAGATTAGAAAATACAGACCCTAACAATCCAAACTTTGTAAAATTCCACGTAGAAGATGATGCATTGGGTAAAGTGGATTACGATAACTTCGAAATAGCACACTTTAGATTATTAGCAGATACTAACTTCCTACCATATGGTAAAGCTATGATTGAAAATGGTAGAAGATTGTGGAAACAATTATCTTTAATGGAAGATGCTATGTTAATTCATAGAATTATGAGAGCACCTGAAAAAAGAGTGTTCAAAATTGATATAGGTAATATCCCACCAAACGAAGTGGATAACTATATGCAAAGAATCATCAACAAAATGAAGAAGATTCCTTTTGTTGACCAAAATACAGGTGATTACAACCTAAAATACAATATACAAAACCTTACAGAAGATTTTTACTTACCAGTTAGGGGTGGTGATAGTGGTACTAACATTGAAAACCTATCAGGTTTAGAGTTTAGTAACATTGAAGATATTGATTATCTTAAAAACAAACTATTCGCAGCTCTTAAAATACCAAAAGCTTATTTAGGATACGAAGAGCAGGTTAATGGTAAGGCAACATTAGCAGCTGAAGATGTTAGATTCGCAAGAACAATTGAAAGAATCCAAAGAATTGTAATTTCTGAGTTAACAAAGATTGCAATCGTTCACTTATACTCACAAGGTATTACAGATGCAGAGTTGACTAACTTTGAATTAGGATTGGTTAATCCATCAATGATATATGAGCAAGAAAAAGTAAATCTTTGGAGTGAAAAGATTAGATTAGCACAAGATATTCAAGGGTTGAATATGTTATCTAAGGAATGGGTATATGATAATATCTTTAAATTGAGTAGAGGTGAATCTGATAAACAAAGAGAAACGATGATTGAAGATTTAAAAGATAGATACAGATTCCGTTCAATCGAAGATGAGGGTAATGACCCAGCTAAAGAAGATGAGGAAGCTATGGATGTTGAAGAATCTTTAGAAAATCTTAAAAATGAGTTAAAAGATAAAGGTGGTAGACCGAGAGAAGGTAATACTTATAAGAAAGACAAACATCCTTATGGTAGAGACCCTCTTGGGGACAAAGAACGCAAAGATGCGTTGAAGAAGGAAACCAGGTTATCATCTGAAAAAATTAAGAGTATAGTTAATGGTGTTTCATCAAAACGAAAGTTTCTCAAAGAGACAGATATGTTGGATGAAAATAACATTATAGAGGAATAAATTCTCTTTAATAAATATTTTTATATTTATAATAGAGATTTAGTATTCTATCAAATTAGGAAGTAAAATGAAAAAAATTAAACATAGTAAGTTTAAGAATACCGGAATTTTGTTTGAGCTATTGGTCAGACAGATAACTTTTGAGGTCTTAAACGGAGATAATAACGAAAACGCACAAAAAATTCTCAAAGAATTTTACAGTAATAGAACAGAATTAGGAAAAGAACTAAGATTATATCAAATGCTTTCTGAAGAAAAGTATAAATCAGAGAGTAGAGCAGAAAAATTTATTGATACTATCTTAGAAGCTAGACAAAGAATTGATATAAAAAAATTAACTAAAGAAAAATACAATTTAGTTAAAAAAATTCAAGAATCTTTTGATATTAATCAATTTTTATCATCACCGATTACAAATTATAAGGTGATGGCTTCCATTTATAAAATATTTGAATCTCAAAACAAAGAAAATTACGATATAAAAGATGTATTTAATTCAAAATACACTATCGTAGAAAACTTAATAGGTGGTGAATTAGAAAATAAAGCACAACTTGTTGAGGATAAAACAATTTCAGAGTTTAAAACTCAGAATAAAGAAGAAAGATTTTTAACATATAAAGTATTGTTAGAAACTTTCAATAAAAAACATCAAAAATTAAATGAATCTCAAAAAGCATTGTTAAAAAATTACATTAACAATGTAAGTAATACTTCCAAATTTACAGAATACTATACTCAACAACTCAAAGAAGTGATTACTCAGTTGGTAAAACAACATAAAGAGGTTAAAGATAAGGTTACGAAAATAAAGTTAAAAGAAACTATCAATGTTTTGAGAAAAACAAAAATTGGTAGGGTAGTTTCAGACAATCAGGTTTCTGCTATGATGATAGCATATGAATTGATTAGTGAAATAAAAAATGTTAGAAACAAAGCTTAAAGAATATATTCGTAATCTTGTTCAGGAAATGGAAGAAGAGTTGGAAGAGGTAAATACTACAGCCAATATTGATGGCTTCGATACTCCCTACGCTTTTACTGGTAAGAAAAAGAAGAACAAAGAAAAGAGAAAAAAGATTGCTCAACAAATGGGATATAGGATTGTAGGCGAAGGTAAGAAAATAAAAAGACCTGTAAATAGGTGGTTAGAGTTGAAGAATGATGAAACGAAAACTCCAAATCATAAATTAGCTTTAGGATTAAAAGAATTAAAATATCAATTAGCTGAAGTTGAGATGTTCTTTAGATGGTACAATAAAATTCGTTCTATGAATGAGTTAAACAAAGACAAGTATTGGAAAAGAACAAATACTCATATTTATAAGATAAAGGAAAGGTTAATTAATATTGTTAATAGTATAAAGGAGTTAGACCAATGAAAATATCAAAGGAAAGATTAAAAGAAATTATAAAAGATGTATTGAGAGAAGAAACAGAATATCAGAAATTCTTTGCTAAGGCATTGAAAAAATCTGGTAAGTCTATTCCTCAAATGTCTGATGAAGAAAAGAAAGCATTTTTTAACAAAATCGATTCTGCTTGGAAGGGCAAAGGCGAAAAAAAAGGTTAAAAAATGAAAATAGAAAGGTTGAAACAAATCGTTAAGGAGGAAATACTATTCCATAAGAAGTTTGGTAATGTTCCTATTATTAATGAAGAGGTAACTAACGAAGATGAAGATAAGATTCGTAAGATTATCAGACAAGAGGTTTCAGCAATATTTTTTGAATTATTTAAAAAACGTAGAAGTTGGGGAGCATAATGAAAAATTTACTTATAGAAACACAATTATTCGAAGGTAAAATAAACGAAGATTCATCAGGCAGAACTATCGTAAAAGGAATCTTGCAGAGAGCTGAAGCGCCTAACCAAAACGAAAGAGTCTATCCTAAAGAAATTCTAATGAGAGAAGCTAAGAAGTATGAAACTCTCATTAAAGAAAGAAGAGCATTGGGTGAGTTAGACCATCCAGAATCTTCTGTAATAAATTTAAAGAACGTATCACACAACGTTAGAGAAATCCATTGGGAAGGAAATGATTTGATGGGAACTGTTGAAATCCTTCCAACACCATCTGGTAACATTCTTAAAGAATTGTTAAAAGCTGGTATTCTATTAGGTATCTCATCAAGAGGTATGGGTTCAGTAGAACCAAGAAATAATGGTGGTGTAACTGTTGGTGATGATTTTGAACTAATAGGTTGGGATTTTGTATCCAACCCGTCTACGCATGGTGCATTTATGACTCCGATGAACGAATCTAAACAATATGTTACTGAGGAAGTTTGTGGAGATTATTGTAAAGCACACGATTTAATAAGAGAAATAATAACGGAATTATCATGATAAAATTAGGTGGATTAGTAGATTTAAAACCAATTACTGAAGCAGAAGTATTCACTGCTACAAGTAAAGAAACGGGTACAACTTCTGTATTCAAATCAAAAGCAGCAAGAGATGCCGCAATCAAAGCTGGTACTCACGAAAAAAGAAAAGATGATAAGGATGATGCAGTAAAAGACCCAACGGATAAACCGAAGGTAAACATATTCAATAAAGATAAGGCAGCGAAGGGAGGTGACTCTTCTGCCGGTGAAAAAGATAAAGAAGAACCTAAAAAAGATGGACCTGTAAAAGATTCATCTGGTGGAAGAGCAGGAAATCCTCAAGTAAATAAGGCAGTTCGTAAAAAAGCTGAAAAGATAGGTCTTACACCCGAAAAGTTAGGTAGAGAGGAATATGAACTTAAAATGGTTCAAGCTGCACATGAGGCATTAACTGATTCAAACTTCCATTCAGAAGCAAGAAAGTTAATTGCAATCATAGAAGATAATCCTGAATTAGCAAAGAATCCAGCTGATGACCCTAACAAACCTGGTTTAGGTGAACCTGGTTATGAAGATTGGGTAAAAGGAACTGCATGGGGTTCTAAGTATGGTGATACTTCACCCGAAACTGATGAATTAGGACAAGCAGCTGCTCAAGAAGCTGGTTGGGCTGGTAGAGATGCATTAGATGGAATCGCATTTGAATTAAAAATGAGAGGATTCAAAGATTTAGCATTAAAGATACAATCAGTATTTGATGATGAAAAGAATGAATCATCAATGAGATTAAATAATATGTTACCAGAAGGTAAACACAAAAAGCTTGAAAGAGATTTAAAAAACTTAGCAGGTGTTGCAAAGATTGATTTTTCAGAAGCACTTGAATCTTTAGAAGAAGATGGTGTTCTTGAAGCAATGGACCATTTAGAAAATCTTATTGATAGAATCAAAGATGTTCATAAACAACTGAAGAGGAAAAGTTAAGATGATAAAGTTAAAAGATATTATTGAACAACAGAAAGTATTGGAAGAGTTAGGACTTAACGAAGGACCTTCTACTGAAGAAAAAAGAATTGCTATGTTGGCTGTTAGAAAACAAGCCAAATATAGAACTGTGAGTTTAGAACAAGCAATACAAGACCAAATTAACGCTCTTATGGATTTACAAAGAGATATTAAAAGAGGTAAAAAGATTAAATAAGAAGAGAACAATGAAACTATTAGATATCTTAAAAGAAGAAATAACTGCTAGAGAATTGAAAGATGCTCTTCGTGGTAAACCATATGATATTCAAGTACTTAGTCGATTTTTAATGGATAAAGTAAAGAATTTTGATGGATTAGGATATCCTGGTTATAACACTTACAAATTAAATTTTAAATCACCAATACAAGGTTTAAAAACGAATGCTAAAAGTGATGGTAAGAGTAAAGAGCATATGATAAGTGGTAAAGAATTAAAAACTCTAATACCAACTATACTTAAAAAATCAGGTAAAGTAAATTTGCTTTACAAAATAACAAAACAAAGTGTATTCAAACCAGGCATGACAATAGGTGGTGATGGGTATTGGATAGTAAAATAATTATTTTAAGGAGAGATATGAAACTAACAGATATACTTAAAGAATCAGAAGATAGAGGATTATCTAACGAAGTTAAAAAACACTTCTTAGAAATCGTTTCTACATACAACAAATATCAAGAATCAATGGATAGAAAATCTGATATCATTGAAGTTGCTGAAACTTTAGGTGGTATCACAGAAGCTGCTAGAGAACTTGCTCTAAGAGAAGCTGATGATTGGTTTGATAAACATACTATAAAAAGAAATATGAGTGAACTAACTAAGTTAGGTTCACAATTTGATAAAGTTGCCAAAGAGGCAAGAAACTTAGACCAAAGAATGAATACTCTATACGAAGATATGGGGAACATCCTTTCAAGATACTACAAAATCGGTGAGATTACTGAAGATGAGATGAGACAGAGATTAGGTATCGCAGAATCCAAAGGTGATTGTGGATGTGGTTGTGGTGGAACTACACCTGGTGGTTGTGGGGGTACAGTAAAAGAAGAAGCAGTAAAAGTTTCAAGTAGAAACGCTGATGGTTCAATTACTACTACAATCAAAGAAGAAGCAGACCTAAACGAATCAGAAAGAAAAATCTATGAGTTTGGTCAAAGGGTTACTAAATTAATTGAAAAAAATGTCCCAACACAACCATCTAAATGGGCGTACTACAAAGCGCAAGCTAAAAAGAAGTTTAAGGTTTATCCTTCAGCATACGCCAACGGATGGGCTGCTAAAAAGTACAAAGCCGCTGGTGGTGGTTGGAAAAAAGGATAACAAATGGGTAAAAAAAGATACAATCAAAAGGATGGTGTTGGTAAATCCAAATATGTAATCTCTTACCATGATGGTAAAAAGAAACATAAAGATGGTAGTGATTTCTTTGATATCCAAATTTTCAGAAACAAAAAAGATTTAGCAAAGTTTGTTAACACTTTACATAAGGGTGGTTACAAATATGGATTTGATGAATCTGTAAACGAAGATACTGATGTAGGGCATCAAGATGATGAACCAAATATGTTAAAATCAACTGCATTAGAGATAATGGAGTATGGTAAGAAACTTATGGATAAGTTAGATAAGTATGATGATATGGAAGGTGAAGTTGATTTTCCTAATTGGTGGCAATCAAAACTTACATTAGCAAAAGATTATCTACAAAAAGCATATCACTATTTAGATTCAGAAGAAAAAACATCAGAAACAATCGATAGAAGTTTTAGAACGTATGATGATGAAGGTGATGATGAAGGACCAAAAGATGAGGGGTTCGCATCTGATGCACAAAGAAGAGCTGCATTCGCAAGTGGATACAAAGCAAAAGGTAAAAAGGGTAAAAAGAAAAAGAACGAAGCAATAGGAAAACCAACAATATCAAAACCCTTTAAATCTAACGATAGAACTTTCGATAAAGTATATAATACTTTTGATAAAAGAGATTACTTCAATTCTAAAGGTTTAGCAAAAGTACAAATCGGAAATTTTGAAAGAGCATTAAAGAAAAACGATAAAGGTGCTCAACAAATTTTAGATATGTTCAAAGGTGATATGGGTAAAGCAAAAGATTACATTACTCAAGTTATCTCAGATAGAAACAAAGAAAGAGCATTCAACAATTACAAAGCATTAAAATTAGCAGTTGATTCAATCCAAAAAGGAAAACCTCAATATGGTGCAGTTGATTATGTAAAAAGAATTATCCACAACTCTTCACAAAAATATTCAATAGCTCTTTATAGTGCACTTCGTAATAAAAAATTCACTAAGTGGAAAGATGTACACAATGATATAGATTCTTTAGTTAGTGAATCAGTAAACGAAGTAAAAGTAAACTATAATTTTTCTGAAGAAGAATTAAAAAGAGTTTTAAAATTACTTGGGAGAAATGCAAGTACCGAAGTAAAAATGATTAAAGCATTTGAAAAGGCCTTTGGTAGAAAACTTACAAGAGATGAACTATTTGAATCACTAAATGAAGCATATGTTGTATTGTACGCACCAAAAAAAGGAGTACCAGTAACATCAACTGCAGCTTACAAAGATAAGAAAGATGCTGAAAAGTGGGCAAAATCTTTGGGTGGTATTACAATGATAGTAAAAAAGAAAGTAAAAGGTATCGATGAAGGAATGTTTTCTACAATAGACCAAATCAGACAAGATTCAAAAAATGTTAGAGATTTTGTAAAGAATGTACTTTCCGATAGAGATTTTGCTAAAATGAAAAATGATAAAGATTTTATCAAATATCTAAAATCTGTTTACGAAGGAGTAACTGAAAGTAAAACGCAAATTAACCAACTTAAAAAAAAAGTAGGTAAGAAAGAAATCAAATTCTATGATGCATTATCTAAGTTAGAAAAAAAGATGGGTAGTAAATACAAATCATTCTTAGATAAATCATTAAAAGATTTTAAGTTGAATCCATCTAAATTCAGAACCAATGCAGATAAAGAAGAAAAACTTTTCCAAGTATCTGAAATCAATACAAATGAGGATTTAAGAAATTGGTTCAAATCAAAGTGGGTTAACATTGGTAAAAAAGATAAGAGTGGTAAACATCCACCATGTGGTACAAGTGGTAAGAAGAGAGGATACGCTAAATGTGTACCAGCCGCTAAAGCAGCTACAATGAGTAAGAAAGAAAAAGAAAGTGCAACTCGTAGAAAAAGAGCAGCACAAAACAAAGCTGGTAGAGGAGGTTCTGCTGGTGGAGGTGGTAGAAAACCTATTAATGTTTCTACCCATACTGGTGGAAGAAAAAGTGGAACTGGAAAAGGTTCATAGTTATTTAAATAAAGGAGAATGAGTAAACACCCAAAATTAGTTTCTGTACAAGTAAGAAACGGAAACATACAAAAAGCACTTAAAATTTTTAAAAGAAGAATAGATGAATCTGGTCATCTTCAATTGTTAAGAACCAAACAACAATATACTAAACCAACAACTGTAAGAAGAAAACAAAAGCAACAAGCAGTAAGAGAACAACAGAAGCTAACTATGTTGGAAAAAATAGATAATGGGGATAGAACTATTCGATTATTTACAAAAAAAAGAAAAAAACGTAGATAATTTTACGTTTTTTAATCTATTATAATACTTATAATCAGTAACACACGATTCTATGTGTGTTTTTGAATTTCAGTTGGTTAATGAATACCCATTCTTATGAGGTGACCGAACAACCGACCTAACATCATTGGAAATCCCATAATATTTTCAGACAATTAATAAGGAAGGCAAAAAAATGGCAAATTCTAAATTATTAAAAGAAGCCATCGCTGACGCTAAAGCTGTAAGAGAAACTGCAATCGCTAATGCTAAAATCGCATTAGAGGAAGCATTTACTCCTAAACTACAATCTATCTTATCTAAAAAACTTCAAGCAGAAATGAATGAAGAAGAAGATGAGGAAGAAGTAGATGAGAGTGTAGATTCTTCTGAAATCGGTAAAGGTGGAGAACCTAAGTATGATGAAGCTCATACTGAGTTAGACCCAGAAACTGATAAAGAGAGTGCATCTGTTGGGCTAGAAGATTCAAATGTTGACAAAGTTGATGATTTAAAAGAAGGTGAAGATTCTGAAGAAGAAGTTGAAGAAACTGTATCTGAAGAAAATGAAGCTGAAGTTAAAGAAGAAACTGAGGAAGTATCTGAAGAAACTGAAGAAGTAAGCGAAATGGGCTACAAAGAAGAAGATGATGAAGAAGAGGTTGACGAAGAGTTAAATCTTGAGGACATCATCAAAGAACTAGAATCTGAACTTTCTGAAGAAGAAGGTGAAGATGATGAGGAAGTTGAAGAATTACATGGAGACAAAGAAGGTTCGCATGGAGAAGAAGAAGGTTCTCACGGCGAAGAAGAAATGGCTGACATGGATGAAATGGAAGATGAAAAAGAAGATGACATGGACGAAGACATCGACTTAGACGAAATCCTAAGAGAAATGGGATACGGAGAAGAAGAAGATGAAGAAGAGGACATGGATGAATCTAATGAATCTAACCAAGTTGAAGAACTTACTAAGGAATTGGAAGAAGCATACGCTACTGTAAAAGAACTTAAAAGTACAATCAACGAAGTAAACTTACTCAACGCTAAATTACTTTACGCTAACAAGTTATTCCGTTCATACGCTATGAACAATGACCAAAAGAGTAAAGTTGTAGAAACTCTTGACAGAACAAAATCTGTAAGAGAGGTGAAATTGGTATTCGCTACTTTAGCAGAATCAATGAAATTCGGTGGAGAAACTAAAAGAAAAGTAAGAGTAACAGAAGGAATCGCTTCTAAACCTCAAGCTTCAACTGCTCCTAAGAAAGAAATTATTTCTGAAAGTAACGAGATAGCTAACAGATTTAAAAAGTTAGCTAACATTAAATAATTTTTTAATTTTATAAGGAGAGAAAAAATGGCAAATTTTGATTTAAATAAACTTATGGAAGGAAAGAACCCACAGTCTGTAATGCTTGCGGAAACAAGAGGATTAAAGAACAAATGGGAGAAAACTGGACTTCTTGAAGGTTTACAAGAAAGAGACCAACATCAGATGTCGGTTCTTTTAGAAAACCAAGCAAAACAATTGCTTGATGAAGCTAACGCTACTTCTAACGGCTCAGGTAATGAGGAGTGGAATGGTGTAGCTCTTCCTTTGGTAAGAAGAATCTTTGGTGAAATCGCAGCGAAGAATTTCGTTTCTGTTCAACCAATGAACTTACCATCAGGACTTATTTTCTATCTAGACTTTAAATACAACAACCAACAATTTGGTGGTACTACTTATAGTGGTTCTTCACTATTTGGTGGTGATGGTTCGGACTTAGGTTCAACTAACGTTGCTAAAAACGGTCTATATGGAAGTGGACGTTATGGATATACACTTAACGACCAATCAGTAGATGTAGTAGCTGCAAAAACTATGGTTGCAACTGCTTCTATGGCAGATGTTAACTATGATAATAATCTTAGTGCATCAATTGATGCAAATGAAATTATTAGAGTAGCTGTTGCTAAATCTGATATCTCAGCTACAGCTGATGATGATGCAATCAAAGCATTTACAATTGATTCTGGTTCTACTGCAATCGCTGAAACTATCGGTGAGCATGCATTTGTTAGTTCTAGTGCTTATGTATTCTTTGTATCTGCATCTGATGACGCGGATTTAGACTTAGGTGTTAGAGTTAAGTTCGCTAACGTACCTGCTTCTACTAACAGAGGTGACTTCGAAGATAGAGACCCAGTAAACAACGCTGGTGGTTCTGCTGGAAGTGGTACTGTACTTGATATTCCTGAAATCGACCTAGAGTTGAAATCAGAGGCTATCGTTGCTAAGACTAGAAAGTTAAAGGCAGTATGGACACCTGAATTGGCGCAAGACCTTAACGCTTACCATTCAATCGATGCTGAAGCTGAATTAACATCTATGTTATCTGAGTATATCTCATTAGAGATTGACTTAGAAATCTTAGATATGATTAGACAAGGTGCATTGACTAACGAAAAATGGTCAGCTAAAGTTGGTGAAGAGTGGAATGGTTCAGTATTTACTACTTCTACATTCACAGGTCAAGCTTATACTAAGAATAGCTGGTTTGCAACTTTAGGTACTAAGATTAACAAAGTATCTAACAAAATTCACCAATTAACTTTAAGAGGTGGAGCAAACTTTATCGTAGCATCTCCTGATGTATGTACTATCTTAGAATCTATTCCTCAGTTTACTGTAAACGCTGGAAAAGATGCTATGGAGTTCGCAGCAGGTGTAACTGCTATCGGTTCATTATCTAACAGATATACTGTGTACAAAAATCCTTACATGGTTTCTAACCAAATGTTATTAGGATACAAAGGAAATAACTTCCTTGAAAGTGGAGCGGTTTACGCACCATATGTACCACTTATTATGACTCCGTTGGTATATGACCCATCTAACTTTACTCCAAGAAGAGGTGTAATGACTAGATACGCTAAGAAAATGGTAAGACCAGAATTCTATGGTACTATCGATATCGCTAATATGGACCACATTTAATAGTGATTAACTTAGTAAGATAAATTAAGGGGAAAGAAATTTCCCCTTTTTTTATGTCTTTTTTAGTGATATCTTTTTATTCTATATTTATATAAGAGAAATAATACAAAGGAGAGAAATATGTCAAACTTCTGGAGTGGTTCAGCAGATAATGTGATTTCGGGTTCAACACCATTTGGTATCTATGATACAGATACGGAATATCAAACAGATGGACCGAAAGTAGCTTCTTGGTGTGCTAAGAGATTAGGATATCCAATCGTAGATGTTGAATTAGTAGATTTAAATTTTTATGCTTGTTTTGAAGAAGCAGTATCAGAATACTCAGCACAAGTAAATCAATTTAATATAAAAAACAATCTTAGTTCGTTGCAAGGTCAACCTACAGGTTCTGATTATACTCAGAAAAACGTAAAAGGTTCACCACTACCTAATCTTATTGAAATATCAGATTCATATGGTACTTACGCTAATGTTGGTGGTAAGGTTGATATTAAGAGTGGTAGTATAGCACTTAATAGTGGTTCGCAAGATTATGATTTACAAGCTCTATGGGGTGATGTATCAGAAAGTGGAAACCGATTAAATATAACAAAAGTATTTTATGAAGCAACTCCAGCAATCAATAGATTCTTCGACCCTTACTCAGTAAGTGGACAAGGAACTCTTAACTTAATTGATGAGTTTGGATTTGGTTCATTTTCACCAGCGGCACAATTTGTATTGATGCCAATTTATGAAGATATATTAAGAATACAAGCTATTGAATTTAATGACCAGATTAGAAAATCTTCATTCAGTTTCAATATTGTAAATAACAAATTAAAATTATTTCCAAAACCAACAAAAACTTCTACATTACATTTTGAATATATTGTAAAATCAGAATTTGATGCAGCTGCAACCGCAGTAACAGATGGTGTTGTAGCAGATTATTCAAACACTGGTTATGATTTCCACACATATAGTAGAATCAATGATGTTGGTAAACAATGGATTAGAAAATATACTTTAGCATTAGCTAAAGAATTATTAGGAGCAATCAGAGAAAAATTTTCATCCGTACCTATTCCTGGTTCTGAGGTATCATTAGATGGAGCAGCTCTTAGGTCAGAAGCTCAAACAGAAAAAGATGCTTTGATAGAACAATTAAGAGAAGTACTTAATGATTTATCAGATAAAGAAAGGTATCAAAGTGAAGCTGACCAAGCTGATGCTCAACAAAGAGTTATAGGAAAGATACCTTTGAACATATATGTAGGATAATAAATGGCACGATTTGTACAACAAAAAGATTTAGCATTCTTTGAGAAGATTTCTAAAGAATTAGTAGATGTAGTAGTTCAAACAACGGTGGAGATATTTAAATTATCTTTATCCGAAACTAAAACTAATCTATATGGGGAATCTTTGGGTAAATCATACTTACCTGCCGTACAATGTGCTTGTTTGATTGAAAGAGATGAAAGTTCTATTGAGTACGAAGGATTCGGACCAGATAGAGCACAAAATGTAGAATTTAGATTTAACAGATTCACATTAGAAGAAAAAAATCTTTATCCTGAAATTGGAGATATTATCTTCCACAATAACGCATATTTTGAAATTGATAAAGTTGGTCAAAACCAATTGGTATATGGTAGACCTGAAGAGAAGTTCTCAATCATATGTTCTACATTTATGGTTAGAAGGTCTCAACTTAATATAGAGGAGAGAATAGTATAATGGCACAAGACCCTTTAAGTAAAGCAAAGAATAGAGCACAACAGATTCCGATAGAACCGAAATCTAAAGTTGGTATTACGCTCTATGATATTGATTATGCTATGATGGAGTATATGACTGATGTAGTTATTCCTGATGTAGAAGAAAATGGAACTAACGTAAAAGTACCATTGATATATGGAAATCCAGAAAGATGGAAAGCAGCTACAAAAGATGGATATATAAGAGACCAGAGAGGTAGAATTCAAATACCTTTGGTAATGTACAAAAGAAATAGTATAGCAAGAGATGATACTTTAGCTAATACTATGAATAGAAATGTATCTTACTCTACATTAACAAAATACAACAAAAAACAAAAGTACGATAAATTTAGTTTGATGAATGAGGTAACTCCTAATGTTGAAGCATATAACATTACGATGCCTGATTATGTAACTGTTTCATATGAAGTAATGATTTGGACAAACTTTACAGAACATATGAATAAAATTGTAGAACAATTCCAATATGCTACAGATGAATATTGGGGTGATAAAAAGAAATATAAGTTTAGAGTGAGAATCGACTCATTCGATAACCAAACAGAAGTAGGACAGGGAAGTGAAAGAATCGTTAGAACATCATTTACTATGGCAGTAAACGCTTACTTACTTCCATCTGAATTTGATAACAAACCTACTACTATCAAAGAATACACACCAAAAAGAGTTGTTTTCGGATTGGAAGCAGATTTGACTGGTGGGGGTGGGGGAGTTAACCCCGTCAAACAAAAAGCAATAAATCAATACGCTGATATATTAGATTTCTTAGCAATAAGAGGTTCAGTATCAGGTAGTTTTGTAGATGCGGATACTGTTAAGATTAATAATGTAGAAGTTCCAAAACTACCACCATCATTAGAAGGAAACTTTGATGTTGATAATTGGTTTAAAGTATATATAAATGGATTATTTATTCCATCATCAAAATATTCTTACTTTGTAAGTAGTTCTGCTAACTCGGTAGAATTTAACTTTACAACAGGTTCAGAGGCATCTGATACAGAATTAGGTTATGAATTAGAATCAACTGATGAATTCGCATTTGTTGGGAAATTTAAAGAATTATGAGTGTAAAAGAAATTAGAGATGTTTTACAACAATTGAATGAACCAAATGAATTTATATTGGAAGAAGTAGATTTGACCGATGTAAACTATTGGATTTGGAAAATATCAAATTGTAAAATAAAAGATATGAATAGTAGGTTTGACACTCTTAGACCAGACCATTCAAGATTTGATGTATTCATAAATGGACAATTTATTTTAGATGCAGATTACATTTTTGAACAAATCGGAAAAGATTTTTTTATAAAATTTAAAAAAGAAAATTTTGGATATTCTTTGGTAGGTTCTGATAAAATATCAGTAGAGGGAGACTTACAAAGATTATGAGTAGAAAGAAGCCAAACATAGTTGTACCATATGATACAAAGGGGCAAACTGCTGGTTTAATACAGAATATTTTTGATGATATGTTTGTTTCTCATCACACACCAGATTCTATAAGTTTGGATGGTGTATTATTCACTTTAACCCTTTCAAATAAGAAATTTGTAACAGAAGAGCTAAAAATTGATAGTTCTTCTGATTATGTTGATATTTATTTACAAAGTGTCAAAACTCCATCATCATATTATGAGATTACAGATGATGGTACAAATATAGTGGTTACGTTTAATCGAGCAATAGTAGCATCACCTGATGATATTGTTGCAGGAGATTTTTTAGTTAAAGGAAAGATAGTAAGTAGATAATGGCCAATCTAATTTCAAGTAAACAGATTAGTGGTGTAGTAACCGCATCCTTAGTAGAAGGAAACTTTGAAGTAAGTGGGTCATCACATTTAACTGGTTCATTAAACGTTAGTGGTTCAATCAGCGCTAGTGGTAATATTAGTGGGTCATCTTTTATTGGTGATGGTAGCACCCTTTCAAATGTAGAAACAACAGGTAGAGGAATCTTTAGTGGTTCGGAACAACTACCCGGTGGTTTAATTAGTTCATCTGAACAATTACCAACTGGTATTGTATCTGGGGCAGCTCAATTATTATCTACATTCGATACAAGATATTTAAACACCGATGGTGATGGTGTAGTTAGTGGTTCTTTCCTTAGTGTAGGTGGATTAGGAGTAGTATCGGGTTCATCTCAAGTATCATTTACAGGTTTAAGTGATTTACCCGCAGGAATTATAAGTGGTTCAATACAAGTATTAGGTAGTAGTGGAATACTTTCATCTTCAGAACAACTACCATCTGGATTAATATCAGCATCAGACCAATTATATACAGATTTAGATAGTAGATATGGTAATGAATTAGGAGATGGTATTGTAAGTGGTTCAGTACTTAGACCAGGTGGTGATGGTGTAATATCTGGTTCGGAACAAGTCGATTTTGATAGTTTACAAAATTTACCAGATGGTATTGTAAGTGGTTCAATCCAAGTATTAGGTAGTACGGGTATTTTAAGTTCATCTGAACAACTACCTGGTGGATTGATTAGTTCATCTGAACAACTACCAGCTAATGTAGTATCTGGTTCAGAACAAATAACAGATGTACTAACTTCAGTAAATACATATACAGCATCTAATGATACTAGATTATTAGATATAGAATCAACAACCTCTTCATTAGATAGTAGGATTACACAATTAGAAACTGATACTGGTTCACAAGATAGTAGATTAGATTCTTTAGAAGCAGCTACATCATCATATGAAGCAGTTGGGAGTGGAATCATTAGTGGTTCATCTCAAGTAGTTGAATTACTACCAACAGATACAATTAGTGGTTCAGCTCAAATTACAGCATTAGGATTTGTAAGTAGTAGTGGGGATACAATACCAGCTGGTACAATCTCAGGTTCAGAGCAAATAACCGCTTTAGGATTTGTATCAGAAAGTGGAGGTGAAAACTCATCACTAAATGCATACACATCATCTACCGATGGTAGATTAACAAATATAGAATCTACAACTTCTTCATTAGAACAAAGAGTTGGTCAAATCGAATTAAACACAAGTTCTTATGATACTCACACATCAATAGATTCTTTAAACGAATACACATCATCTACTGATACAAGATTAGATGGATTTAATACATATACATCATCAACAGACCAAAGATTAGAAAGAATTGAATTTACTTCATCTTCATTAGAAACTAGAGTTGATGATTTAGCAAGTGCAACTGCATCTATAAACGCATTTACTGGAAGTGTACTAATTAGTAGTTCGGCACAAATAACGGCATTAGGATTCGTATCAGAATCTTCTGGAGCATCTGTGGGTCATTTAAATAACTTTACAGCATCTACAGAAATACAACTTAATAACTTAGAATCGTTTACTTCATCTATTGAAGGTACAAATACATTTACGGCATCAAATGCTAATACATCTTTAAATGAATATACATCTTCAGCAACAATTAGATTAAATAATTTAGAAGTAACAACTTCTTCTTTTGATAATAGATTTGGAGAAATAGAATCATACACATCATCTAATGATACTAGATTGTTAGATATCGAATCTACAACTGCATCTTTTGAAAGTAGATTTGGTACAATTGAAACAGAAACAGCATCAATAGATGCAAGATTAGATAATATTGAGGGAGCTACCTCCTCTTACGAAACAACGGGTAGAAGTATAGTTAGTGGTTCTTCACAACTTACAATGTCATATGATGAAAGATATGAAGGAAGAGCTAGTGCAACGAACACATTATTAAGTGCATCAATCCAAGTTAACTATGAAGAATTAGCTAACTTACCTGATAATATAGTAAGTTCATCAGAACAACTACCGGGTGGATTAGTATCAGGTTCGATTCAAGTTTTAGGTGGCACTGATATAATTAGTGGTTCAGAACAATTACAAGATTTAGGATTTAGAAGTGGTAGTTTAATATCAGGAGAAGTTTCTGATATAGAATTAGAAATGAGTGGTAGTGGTTCTTTTAAAAGAAAAGCACTTACTGATTCATACCAAACACTGGAATTTATACCGACACCACTTTTTCAAACAGGTAGTACGAATTGGACTATATCTGATGGTTCTTTCGTAAGAATAAGTACAAGTGGAACTTATTTACTAAATTCCAATTTTACATTATTTAAAGCAAATGATAACGATAGAGTAGCATTATTTAAATGGCAAAGAAGTTCAGATAATTCCAGTTGGGCAGATGTTAGTGGGTCAACCTTTGGTATTGGTTCACCATCACAAGAACCAGATTATGCTTATGGTGGTGGAGTATCTACTACATTCTTTGAAAGCGGTTCTTATGTTAGAGTGGTTGGTAAATTAGACCAATCATCTTCAGAACCAATAGCTCTACATAATTCGGATACAGAAGGAGGACGTTCTACTGTATCACTATTCTTAATAAACGGAAGTAACGCTGGTGGAGGC